GCTGTCAAGGAAAGAGGCGGTAGGACTAAGATTACTACCAAATATACGACCACAAACAAGGAAACTAAGATCATCGTAAACAGCCCTTGGGTCAAAGAGCACGTCTTATTCAAGGATAAATCGGTTGTAGGCAATAACAGAGAGTACAAGCGTATGCTGTCGTTCCTTACGTCCTATACCCTCAAGGGTAAGAACGCTCACGATGACGTTCCTGACGGTATGGCTATGCTTGCTCTATACGCTCAAAGCCTTACGAGTAACAATATCGAAGTGTTCAAACGACCGTTCTAAACACAAAGTTTAATACAACTAAACCTAAAAGCCACAATATATAGGGGTGTACCGCTTGCAAAGCCTTATATGTTGTGGTATTTTTAGGCTATATAAGTATATTTACCCTTAAGGGCAGTCGCACGTTACCGTGAAAAACAATAGTTAGAGGGGTCAACTATGAGTAGTAACAGTAACGAGACTACCAATAAACAGGTGGGAATAGTCTATCCCGTTGTTAAGAAGTTAATGTTCGGTAGACGTAAGATTTATTCTTCCGTTGATGAAATCACCCCTGAAAACGTATTGGGCGTACTTGAACAGGCAAAGACTACTCACAGTATTAACCGTGATGAGATTGATTATCTGTACAACTACTACAAGGGAAAACAGCCTGTACTTTCCCGTATTAAGAATATCCGTGAAGATATCGTAAACAGGATCGTAGTCAACAGGGCATTTGAAATAGTCTCTTTCAAGGTTGGCTATCAGTGCGCAGAACCGATGCAGTACACGGCTGTAAGAGCCGAAGAGGGGCTTTCCGAAAAGATAGAGCGACTTAATACCTTTATGGACTATGAAAACAAGGCTAAGAAAGACAAAGACCTTGTAGAATGGCAGATGATATGCGGTACAGCTTTCCGAATGGTAGCACCTGACACGGATCTGTCCGAAGAAGAGGACGAAGCACCTCTTGAGATTATTACTTGTGACCCTATGAATACGTTTGTCATTTACAGCAACAAGGCAGGTGAAGTTCCCCTTGCTTCCGTAAACTATTGGAGTAAGGAAATAATCACAGGTACTAACAAGGATATTCAATATAACAATGTATTCAGAGTATCCACACCGACTCAGATAATCACTATCGAAGAGGGTAAGATCATAGACGTAGCACCTAACGGACTTAAGGCTATTCCGATAGTAGAATATCCTGCTAATAATGCCCGTCTGGGTGCTTTTGAAATCGTACTTGACCTGTTAGACGAACTGTCTAACCTTGAGTCTAACCGTATGGACGGTGTAGAGCAGACGATACAGGCATTCCTTAAGTTCATTAACTGCGATATTGATTTTGAGCAGTTTGAACAGTTTAAGGCTGACGGTGCTATCAAGGTAAAGTCTAATGACGGACAGGCAGCTGACGTTGATTATGTAACAACCGAACTGAGTCAGTCTCAGGTACAGACGCAGGTCGACAATATCTACGACACAATTCTTACCATTTGCGGTATGCCTAACAGGAATGGCGGTAGTTCTACGAGTGATACGGGTACTGCCGTTTATCTTCGTGACGGATACGGAGCTGCGGAGGCAAGGGCAAGAGACTATGAGACGATGTTTGAGGCATCCGAAAGGGAAATCCTTAAGGTTGTCTTGAAGATACTGAGGGATAACAACGTGCTTGACCTCAAGGTAAGTCAGGTCAAGATAACACATCCCCGTAGGAACTACGATAACATTCAGAGTAAGTCACAGGTACTTGTAACGATGCTTGATAACCCTAAGGTAGCACCTAAGTTGGCATTCGAGCATTGTGGTATGTTTACCGACCCTGAGACGGCTTATGAACAGAGTATGAAGTATTACGAGGAAGAACATGCGAAGTACGAGGTACAGGAAGTGCCCGAGAGCGAGGACAAAGCAGTAGAGGAAGAGTAAATGTATCAGCAAGCGGACAAAGAGTTAGCCAAAATTAGAAAGGAACTCAAGGACGAATCGCTGAGGCTGCAGGGCATGAGTTTTGATGAACTGCACAACCGAACGGTAACAGGGGTAACAAAGTCCTTGATGAACCGTTTGAAGAAGAGGAACGAAAAGTCCTTTTGGAAAGTGGCGCAAAAAGCGTATAGGGACGCAATAGCGGTATTAGTCGAAGAGGGTTACGACCCAGACGATGATGACGGATTAGTCGAGGCGTGGCTGTTAGGGCTGTTAGACAATTACAACTATGTAACAGGGTATCTGTATAACCCCGAAGCGGAGCGCAAGCGTCTCAGGTTATCTGAGGCAATGAGTACGGCTATGACGTACAAGAACAGGAAACTGTATAGAGAGCAGACTACAAGGTTTATCAGCCTGTGGTGGACACAGACAAAACAATACATGATAGACGTTGTAGACAGCGCAGAGACAAAGGCGTGGCTTGACAATGGCGTTCAATACGCAAAGTGGGTAACGGCAAAGGACGAAAAGGTATGTAAAGAGTGTGGTCCCCGTGACGAAAAGGTGTATCCGCTTAAATCATTCCCACCTAAGCCACATTATAATTGTAGGTGTCGAAAGATACCGATGCCAAAAGGGTGGAAACCCGATAAGGATACTAACAGCGAAAGCTGATAAGTATAAGACAGGGAAGTCTATAATCGCATAATCTAAACAGACAGGGAAGTCTATAATCGCAAGGAGGTAGCAATGGACTACAAGAAGATGCTCGGTGAAGCGTACAGGGATGACATGACGGCTGAGGAGATCGTCAAGGCACTTGAGGCTGTTGATGATCCGCAGGACAATTCAGCGGAGATTGCGAAGTTGAAGAAGTCCGTGTCCGATGCCAACAGCGAGGCGGCAAAGTACAAAAAGGAACTTAAGGACAAAATGTCCGAAGAGGAAAAGAAACAGGCGGCTGACGCTGAAAGGGAGGCGCATTATGCTGAACTTGAGCGAAAGATCAATGTTTCCGAACACAAGGCAAAGTTCCTTGAAGTAGGCTTCGATGCTGACACCGCACAGGAAACCGCAGAGGCTCTTTGTGACGGAAAGTTGGACGTGCTGTTCAGTAACCTTGATACGTTTAAGGCGACACTTGAAAAGAAGTTCAAGGCTGACTTAGTAAACAAAACACCCGTCAAGCCTGACGGGGGAAACCCGACAACAACGGTGACTAAGGAACAGTTCGCTAAAATGGGTTATACCGAGAGAGTAAAACTGCAATCCGAACACCCTGAGTTGTACAACGAATTAACAAAGTAAAGGAGATTTACAATCATGGCACTTGATCCTAATGCAACAATGCTGTCCAACCTGATTAACCCTTGGGTACTGGCAGACCTGGTAGATGCAAAGTTGGTAGACTATATGAAGTTTGCCCCTCTTGCAGACATCGACACAACACTCGTAGGCAGACCTGGAGACACCGTAAAAATACCTGTCTACTCTTACATCGGAGACGCAATCACAACCGCTGAGGGCGTTGACATTACAATCAATCAGTTGGCACAGACAATGGCAACCGTTACGATTGCTAAGATTGCTAACGGTGTTCAGATTACTGACGAGGCTGTCCTGAGTGGTTACGGAAACCCTATGGACGAGGCTGCAAAGCAGTTAGCCCTGTCTATCGCAAGCGGACTTGATAATGAGGTTCTTGGTATCCTTGCAGCTATCAAGTCCCCTATGGTACACCCCGTAGGTACACCTGGTACTCTTGCTTTCGACGACATTGCCGACGCTCTTGAGCTGTTCGGTGAGGACATTGACGGACCTAAGGTTCTTCTTGTTTCCCCTAAGCAGTACACACTTCTGAGAAAGTCCCCGTCATGGCTTCCTGCGTCTGACATTTCCGCTGACGTTGCCCTTAAGGGTGTTGTCGGTGAGGTACAGGGCTGTCAGGTAGTTATTTCCAACAAGCTGACAGAGGTTTCCGCTAAGGAGAATGCCTTTATCGTTAAGCCTGGTGCTCTTCGTATCTACACTAAGAGAGATACACTTATCGAGGCTGACCGTGATATCGTCAACAAGAGCACAGTTATAACTGCGGACAAGCACTTCGCCCCGACACTCTACGATAGCAGCAAGGCAATCAGAATTAAGGTTATGTGGGCAATGGATAATCCTATGCCCTAACTAAGTAAGGAGATTGCTTATGGGTATGCTTTTGCGTAGACACAATCTTCCTAAGCCTAAGCCTATTATGGCAGAGCCTAAGCAGGAAGAGACAAAGCCTGTCGAGACACAGGTAAAGAAAGCAACAAAGAAGAAGTAAGAGAGGTCGGACAACATGAACGATACTGAAAAGATTACATTTGTAAGAACGATAGGGGCGTTTCCCTCTTCCTATACGGATGACATGTTGTCCGCTTATCTTACTATTGCTAAGACAGAGATAATGAACAGGGCTTACCCTTATGGCTACACAGACGAAACAGAGTTCCCGACTAAGTATGAAATGAAGCAATGCAAACTCGCTGCCTACATGCTTAACAAAATGGGAGCGGAGGGGCAGTTGTCCCACAGTGAGAACGGTATTAGCCGTACTTATGGCGGTTCTGATATCCCCGCAGATATGCTTATGGATATCGTACCGTTCTGTTCAGCCATAAGACCTATTGAGGTACAGGAGGATACAGGAAGTGCGAACCCTTAAGCGTAATCAGCAACCTGTATACTTCGCACTGTTCACAGGCAAGACGCAGACAGTAGATCAGTACGGAGACCCCACAGGTGAACCCGTTGTCGCATATTCGACCCCAGAGTTGTTAATGTGCAACGTGTCACCTTCAAGGGGCACAGCCGATGCCGAACTGTTTGGTATCAACCTTGATTACAGTAAGACACTTTGCGTAGAGGACGTTAATTGTCCGATACAGGAAGATAGTATACTGTGGATAGAGAGAACGCCTGAGAACAACACGCCTCATAACTACATTGTCAAAGCCGTAGCAAAATCACTTAACAACATTGTGTATGCCGTACAAGAGGTCAAAGTATCATGATTACTAAGGTTATCGAGATCAATATAGACGACAATGTGAGTATTCTTCGCGCAGCCGCATATATAGATAGCCTTAAGAACAAGATCGAGCACATGGACGAATATGTTAAGCGTTTAGCGGACATAGGCGTAAGTGTCGCTCAGGAAGCGTTCACAGGTGCAATGACTAACAGGGACTTCACTCAAGGAGTTGAGGTCGAGGCGGTACCTACCGAGAATGGCTATACCATAATCGCAAGTGGTTATGAGGTGGCATTCATGGAATTTGGTACAGGTGTGTTTTACAATGGTAGTGGGTCCTACCCAGGGGAAAGACCTGCAGGAATTGTCGGTATCGGAGAATACGGCAAAGGCTTAGGTAAAAACCCTGAGTGGTGGACAGGCGACCACATGACACACGGACACTACCGAAGTGCAGGTATGTACAGCGCACAAAAGGCAATGGTGGAACAGGCTATCAACATAATCAAGGAGATATTCAATGATTGATATATCTAATGTGGTTCTAAGAAAGATCAAGGATGCTGTGACAGCGGTTTATCAGACGGCTGACATTCTTTCCTATGATCCTGACAGCATTACTTCTTATCCGTGTGTATCAGTTGTCGAGAGAGATAACTATACATACGAAAGAAGCCTTGACGGTGTAGGTGCTGAGTATCACGCTAACGTTGTCTTTGAAATCAATGTGTACACTAATGCGACAGACGGCAAGAGGACACAGGCTAAAGAGATCATCAAGTTGATTGATGATGTAATGCTGAGTAACAAGTTTACGAGGGAAATGCTTAATCCTCTTCCTAACATCGACAGGAGCGTATACAGGATGTATGCGAGGTACAAAGCCATAGTCGGTGCTGACGAGACTGACGGTGACGGTAACACGATAAACAGAATATACAGGAGGTAAAAGCAATGAAGTGCCCTTATTGTGGCAAGGATACTAAGGAAAACAGGTGTCCTAAGTGCAAGGCAGAGATTCCTGTCAAAGCACCAAAGAACACCCCAAAAGATGAAAAGCCAAAGGAGGAATAAACAATGGCACATGAACTTTCTACAATCGGTTGTGGCTTGAAGTGGGCAGTCGAGACGACAGCAGGTACACGTCCTACAACGGGCTATAAAAAACTGACAGGCGTTAAGTCTGAACCCGCAACAGCGGACGCTCCCAACAACCTTCAGGTAACTGACCTGTCCGACAGGTTCCACAGATACGTTCCTGGTGTACAGGACGTAGGCGGCGGCTCAAGAGAGTATCTTTTCAACGATACAGCTGATAACCGTACTGCATGGGCGGCTATGGTAACCGCTTATCAGGCAGCCGAGGCGTCTGGCAAGGCTCTTTGGATTGAAGAGACATTCCCTGGCAACCTTGACAGTTTCTACTTCGCAGGTATCCCTTCTGATTGGGTATCTAATGAGCGTTCCGTAGACAGCGTACTTGAGGCAACAGGCTATATCACAGCCAATCAGGTTGCAGGTTTCGCAGCTGCGTCCACATAATCAATAATGATGATACAACCCTATAAGATAAAGTGAGGTAATAACTATGTCAGAGAACACAGCAAATGTAAGTAGCATTAAGGAACAGCCCGAAGTAACGCCTATCGTTATTTCATTCGGTGACACAGGCACAGAGTACACCCTTGAGTTCAATCGAGCCGTTATCAAAATGGCAGAGCGCAACGGTTTCAAGATGGATATCTTCAGCGAGAACAGCAATCTTTACTCGTACCCGATGACGAATATCGAGGAACTTTTCTTCTATGCGTTCCAGATGCACCACAGGGGTATGAGTAGGGAACTTACTAACAAGATACTCTATGACGACCTTGGTGGACTTTCCAACGAGTTTATCAGCAAGTTGGTATTGCTTTACACCCTGACGTACACATCACTTATCAACGAGGGTACGCCAAAAAACGCCAATGTGACGGTGAAACTGTAAGTCCTACGGATTTGCCGTCACAACGGCTATCATCAATACTTGATGAACAATTCCCTTACTACCTCAGCATAGGAATGTCCTATGCTGAGTATTGGGAGGGAGAACCCTTATTAGCAAGGGCTTATCACAAGGCTGAGATATTGAGAACACAACAGCGAAGTGATAATATGTGGCTACAAGGGCAATACTTTTTTGAGGCTATGAGCACAGCACTTTCTAACTTTAGTGCGGGGTTGGCTGGGAAGCATAAACATAACGACTACCGTAAGGCTCCGTACAGGGTAATTCCGAAAACGGAAAAAGAGATCGAAGCCGAGAGGAAAGCTGAGGTAGAGGCACGAATTGAACAGTTAAAGTCGTGGCAAAAGGCATTCGAGGCTAAGAACGCTAAAAAGGAGAGTGCTAACAATGGCTGATAACTTAGAAGTCAGAGGCTTAGAGTTAAAGATACAGACAACCTCAAGTAACGCTACGCAGAGCCTTGAAAAACTTAGTAGCGCTATTAAGGGACTTCAATATACAAAAGGGAGAGCGGCTAACCTTGAGAAAATGTCTCAAGAGTTGGTCCGCTTTTCTAATACTCTTAAAGGTGTTGATACTTCCTCAATAGAAAAATTAAGCGCATTTGCCCCCGCATTAAACTCGCTGTCAGGCATTAAGAAGCCCAGCATACCTACGGACTTAGGCGAAAGACTTGGAGCCGTTGCTGAGGTGCTGGGCAAGACCGATACAGAAAAACTCACAGAGCAAACAAAGCAGTTCGCAACAGCATTACAGCCGTTATCAGAATTGAAAATGCGTTCTCCTAACATGTCTGCGTTTGCGGATAATCTCAATAAGATAGATATGCAAAAGTTGGCGGTTCAGTCGAGACTTGCCGCTACTGCTATGCAACCCCTTGTTGCTACAATGGCAAGATTGGCGGACAGTTTCAAGTCAATACCGTCAAATCTTATGATCGGCGCACTTGTTGGGGTATCTAAGAACTCAGCAACCGCTACGCCACAGGTGAACCGTTTTAATGGTGCTCTTAAGGCGCTCGAAAAGACTTGGCGTAGTTTAGGTACATTAGCAAGGGGAGCGAATTATGTCTTGCCGTTTAGAGGGTTAGGTTCCACAATAGGCGGCGCCAAAAAGAAAATGGATAACCTCTTTAGTTCGCTTAAGAGGATTGCGCTCTACCGTGCTATCCGTACATTCATTAAGAACATAACCGAGGGGTTCAAGATCGGTACTCAAAACCTGTATTACTATTCACAGGCGGTAGGTACTAAGTTCGCCCCCGCTATGGAATTGTTGGCAACTGACTTACTGTATCTCAGGAACAGTATCGGTGCGGCGGCAAGCCCGCTTATAGAAAAGTTGGCACCTGCCGTTGATTATGCAACCGACAGGATTGTTGACATGATTAACGTCGTTAATCAGCTTATGGCAAAACTGACAGGTAAGAGTCAGTGGACTAAGGCTCTTAAGTACCCTGCAGAGTATGCCGAGGCGACAAAGAACAGTGCTAAGGCGGCTAAGGACTACCTGTTAGAGTTTGACGAACTTCACGTCCTTGATGATAACAGTGGTGGTCGTGGAGCAGATGCGCTTGACTATTCCCGTATGTTCGAGGAACAGGACCTTGATAAGTCGTTCGCTTCCTGGGTAGATGATTTTAAGGATGCTATCAGGAACGGAGATTGGGCAGGAGCAGGTGGCGTTCTTGGCGAACAACTTAACAAAGTCATTATGAGTGTAGACAGCCAAAAACTTGGTAAAGACATATTTACTAAGGTTAATGACGCTATCTATTTCTCGCAGGGGTTCTTAGATCATTTAGACACTCAGGGTTGGGGCAAGGGATTAGCCAAATTCCTTAATTCGTCTATTAACACATTAGATACAAAGGCTCTTGGTACTGTAATGGGCACAAGAGTACAGAAGATAATCGACTTTGCCTTTGGCTTCGTAACGACATTTAATTGGGTAGGTGCAGGTGAAGCATTAACTGACTTGCTCAAGGGTTGGTTCGAGGCAATAGACGGCAAGAAGTTAGGCGAGACTGTCAGCGCAACTATCACAGGCGCACTTTCATTCATCAAGACCATTGCCGATGATAAGGAACTTAGAGACGATATCGGAGACGATATAGTAGGTTTCCTTAATGGGTTGGATTGGTACAACATTATCTATGGTGCATTGTCAACAGCAGGTAGCATAGCACTTGCTATCTTTGACATACTTCATAAGATCATCACTGAAACCGATTGGGTAGCTCTTGGTACGGGCATTTACAATGGCTTAAAAGATGCACTGATAAGTATTGATTGGGAAGAATTGCTGTCTGACATTAGTGGCATTATTTACGCTATCTTTGAGAACGCAGCATTGATTGCCAATGAGATACTTAAGGATGCAGGTAATGATTTGGGAGCTGCATTCTCTATTGCTATCTATGGCGGTTATTTTGACGAGTCCACAGGTGAATGGATAGACATTAAGAAACAGCACATGGCAATGGCTGAGGAAATCGCAGAAGGTGTTACAGGTATTTTCGGCGGTTCTTGGCTCAATCTCAATCCGTTCAATCAGTATGAGCAAGTAGCAGCTACAATGCCATTCAACCCTAACAACGGTTCTAATTACAGCGCATTGCTTGGTCAGATTGGTAGCCAGACAACGGGCATTCCGCTTGTACCTGAGGACGCAGAGAACTTCGGACGTATCGTAGGGTTTGTCTTTGACAGGATCACAAGTAGATTTGGTCCAGTAGCGGAAGTAATGGGCAACCTGAAAGAGAATATGGACGATATTGTTGATTATAATACGACAATGCTCGGTGATGTTATTCCTGGATACGGTGGTGCTCAGACACACGTTTTGCAGTCACTATTTGGCAATAATGGTATCCTTGTCAAAGGCGGTAGGAATATTAAGACAGCGTCAAAGTCTTGGAAAGACTACGCGACAGCCCTTGATGATGCTACTAACGGTTCTAAGAACCTTTCCGCTGAGACAGGTGCGCTTGACACAGCCGTTACAACAATGTCCGAGGATATAGTAAGTCCTCTTACTAACTTCAAGAATACGTTTAACGGTGCTAAGGATAGTGCTTCGAGGGCTATCAACGATACTAAGACTAACTTTGTTAATGGCGTAAACGGTATGAATACGGCACTTGTAACACCCCTGTCTACGCTTAAGAGTAGTGTTACAGGCACGTTCAAGGACATTAAGAAAGGCGCGGTCGGAGCTATCAAGGACACGAATACCGAACTGACAACGCCTTTGGATAACGTCAAGAACAAGATCGTTACAGCGTTCAAGAATACCAATACGGAACTTAACACGCCTATAACGAATATCCGTAAGCGTGGCACTAATGCTATCAGCGGTACTATAACCGATATAGCAACGCCTTTG